CGGCCGCAGCGTTTTTGTTTGGCATCTAATCCGGGGCCCCCGGGGCACCGCGTCGCACCGCGCGCCGACCGCGCCGCACCGCCGTCGCACCGCGCCGCACCGCGCGCCAGCCGCGCCGCACCGCACCGCCACCACAGCCCATGCCCGGGCGAGGCCGGGCGAGGCATTCAGAGGGCCCTGAGGGCACCGGGCCGCTACCCTGGCAGCCTAAACCGCCCCGGCAGGCTCTGGCGGGCTCGTTTTAGGCATGGGGTGTAACCGCTCCAGTTACGGCACAAACCCGCCAGGGGTCCCTCGGGCCGCCACCGGTCTTCGCGCGCCGCCTATTGTAACCGTGATAGTTTGCCGCATGGGCCAGAAAATCCCCCTGGGCCGCGAGACCCAGGGGGGTGGACCGTCTGCGATCCTATGTTCGCGGCTGGAACTCCGGCCGACGGCGGGTGTTCTCGGCGACGGCAGCGGCGGCGCTGAAGCTGATCCTCTCCTCGGCCTGGTCATAGAGGAAGGCCATCTGGTGCCGGGCGGCGTTGTCCTCGTCCTGCCCGAACAGGAGCTCGGATAGCTGGGCGTCCGACATCGCGTTGAGGACCTGGAGTTCGTTCCAGGTCATGCGCTCCGCCATCATCAGCCAGACGCGGTTGCGGCCCTCCACGTTCGGCGTGATCCCCGGGTCGAATCTCATGGAGCAGTGATACATCCGGAGTCCGGCCCGCTCGTTCTGTGCCGCACGGCGGTCGGTGGTGCCTTGGCCAATCATTGGTCTCACTCCTTAACTGAGCCGGGGACGATCCCCTGCTCGTTGATCGGCCACGGGGCCGACTTCCCCTTCCGCGCCGGAAGGTGAAAGCTTGGCGGGTTCTCGTAGTCCGAGATCCACCCATTCTTGTGGAGCAGTATCTGCATCCGGGGGGTGATGGCGTTCTCCACCTTGACCAGATCGACGTCCTGTTCCAGCGCCCACTCAATCGTCTCGCGGAACCACCCCTTGCCGTGATGGTCCCGGTTGACCGACACGTTGGCGATCGTGATCGCGGTGTGAGTCTGGCCGAGATGGTGGACGGGAGTCTTTCGCAGATAAACTTGGATCGCTCCGTAGTTCACCCACCGGGAGCCCATCGGGCTCCCCTCCAGCCAGCGATCCAGGAACTTTCGCAGCTGAGTCTTCTGAGCTTCGGTCACAGCTTCTCCTCCGTATCGTGCAGGAGCTGAATCAGCTCAAAGGTCTTCAGGGCCTCGTTCGCCAGCGCGGCGAGGAGCGGGATCCGTTCAACGGGGTGCTGCGGATTATCATGGTTCCACTTCTGGACCTCCGCCACCGACACATTGGCGACATTCTTCGCCCAGACCGCGCCGAATCGCAGATGGGGGCCGATCTTCACGCCGTCCTTCTCGCCGCCCTTTGCGAAGATCAGGGCGAGTCCCCCGCCGGCCTGATGTGCGACGAAGAAGTTGGCACCACCGGACCGGATCTCCTTCGCCCGGGCGGCGCACTTGAGACCGTGAGCGATAAACTGCTCTTTGGTCTGCTGGATCACGGCTGTCTTCTGGTCCATTGTCTTGCCCTCGTGGCATCCGCGGGCACCATTGCCCGCTGGGAGCATTATAGCACACCCTAACTAGAGTGACCATTCTCCTTACGCCGAGCCATAAAGTCCGCCAAAGGGTCTGGAGCCCCAGGGGGGATGTCGTCCCCGGGGCCTCCCTTGAACTGGCCGATGTCCCTGCGGATCTCGGCGGCCACCCCATTCAGTCGGTCCAACTCTCGGCGAGCCGCGGCCATGTGGTAGAGGCGATGCGCCTCCTCAATGCCACGCCGATCTGCCGCTTTGGACATGGACCGGCAGAAGCTCCACACCCAGAACGCGATGAGTAGAATCAGCAGTTCCATCAGTTGATGCTCCCGTTTCTGTTCAAGCGATAAGGCACGGCGAATCCGTGCTGACGAGCGATCATCCTCATGTCCGCCGCGTTCTGATCCTGTTCTCTCCCCCACCGGGACATCGCCCGATGGATGCACCCGCTGTCGTCGCCGTGCATCAGGTGGTATCGCTCCAGGGCTCGGTTCAGGCCATAGGTCTTGATTTCGTCGATCGACAGGGGAGGCCTGCCGCAGGAGGTTCGCGCCATGATTTCGGCGTTCTGCTGCGAGCCCATCATGAACGAGTTGCAGCCGGACAGTGCGATCAGCAGTAGCAGCAGAATCGAGATCTTCTTCATGTCAGTCCTCCCGTAGCTTGGTGAAGACCGACAGCATGGTCTTCACGTTGCGCTTGTTGACTCTGGGGTCCAAGTCCGCGTCTGACGGCAGCCAGTTCAGGATGCGATCGCACACGGCGGCGCTCTCCAGATCGCACCCGGACAGGTAGGCGGCCTTCATGCGGGCGGTGGAGTCCCGCATGTCCTGGAGTGCCGCGCTGAGCTTGATGGTCGCGGCAAACACGTCGCTGACGACCTTCCTCTTTTCGCGGCGCAGAATTCGCGTAATGGGGAAGGAGTCGGGGTCCTTGGTGAATGGCATTGTCGCCTCCCTAGTGCAAGATGGACAGGTTGTCGAGGACGCCGAGCCGCATGGCGTAGAGCTTGTCCTTGATCGCATACCTGACGATCTCCCGTCGGCAGCCCCGGAGCGGCAGGCGGTCGAAGGGAAGCTCCACCTTGACCAGGGTGCCATCGCGGAGCCGGCCGTGACAGTAGCTGACGTCCAGTTGGCCGTAGTCCCCGATCAACCGCAGGCGGGTGACGTAGAGGCCCGGAGTGGTCCACGGGACCAGGGGGGCTCCCGAGTATTGGGCGTGATAGTCACCGCCACTGAGGCCGTGATCACGCTGGAGGTTGTTGATGTCGATCATGGATCAGTCCCCCATTTCCAGGTTGCTGGGCAGCCCCAGCGAGTAGGAGGTCCAGTTCCACCAGCGGCCGCCGATGCGAGCGTGGATCTCCTCGACCAGATCCTGGCGGCTGACCCCGGACTGAACGACCGCTTCCGAGATGGCCTCCTCTAGGCGGCGGTATGCGCCGTTGTAGGCGATCTTGCCGCACTCGGACGGGGCATGGAACGCCTGCATGTCCTCGCTGATGGCGAGGCAGGAGTCTTCATACGCCCTGGCGGCCTGAATGATCGGAGAAACCACCTGCCCCAGGTTGGGGATCAGCGGCTTGCGGTAGGTGATGTTGCGAAACGGTGACATTCGGTAGAACCCCTCGTGGGTGCTAGGTGTCGGCCCCATGCCGCCCCTTGCCTGAGCATTATAGCCCAGGCGGCCGCGATCGGCTATAGGCCAGCCACGCAGGATTTGCATGGCTGGCCCGCTCTTGCTGCATAGCTCGCTAGGGCGCCCTGTGGACAGTCCAGTGGGCGCTCTTGGGCGGCAGCTTGTCAGCTCCCACCTTCCAGGTCGTCACCGCCCAGCACTTCTTCTTGGAGGCGCTGTTAAAGTCCACGATCGCCCGCTGCCGTGTCTCCAGATTCCACCACCCATACCACCCGAGAGTGTTGCAGTAGCGGAATCCCATGCCGGTGATGAGTCCCACCGCCTCGTCGCGGAATGCGAAGCTCTTGCGCATCACACTTCACTCATGTCGCAGGCGGCGAAGTCGCGGGTCGCCCGCATGTCGTGCAGGTTGGGCACGCCGGGCCGGGGGGTGACGAAGAGGATCGCCTTGGCCATGTCGGTGAGGGTCGTCACCTTGACCTCCGGCATCCATCGCATCAGGACCCCGATGACCTCCGTGATGATCTGCTCGGGAGCGTATCCCTTGTTGTAGAGTTCCGCCATCTCGGCGCGGGCCTTGCGGAAGGCGACCTGGGACGCGGAGCGCCCCAGGCTACGATTTGCGGGCATGACCTCAGCCCTGCCGGCGCTGGCGGACGAGCTCGCGGGTCGGCTCGACCCAGGCCGCCCAGTCCCTGCCGAGCGACTCCATCTGCAAGTCCACCCAGGCCCCGGTGTCCTCGTCGTTCTCCCACTCGCCGAACGCCTCCTGGGCTTCCTCCCAGTTGTTGTCGTTGGAGTGGTCCTCCATGAGCCAGTTGGGATCGGCAACCAGCTTGGCCCGGGTGTCGTCGCTGACGCTGAGCAGGACGTAGAGGTAGGCTGGGACGCCGTTGCCGCCCTGGTCGCCGTGGGTGGCATCTTCTTGGGCGTCATGGAGGGCGCGTGCGGCGGCGACCAGCTCGAGGTCGGATAAGAGGTAGGCCATGGTCTTTACTCCTGAGCGGTCCGGAGCCCCATGCCCTGGCCGCACGTTCCATATAGGGCCAGCCATAGGGATTAGCAAGCAGAATGTGGTCTGACGACCATTTAGATGCCGCCGGCCGGGCCATGGGCCATGTTAGGCTTGTCACAGAGCCCGTTTGCTCTTATCCTATAGTGATGATGACGCCAGACGAAGGCCGGTTCTACAAAAGACTGCGTCCACGGGCGGTCGAGATAGGGGTGCGAATAAACCGGCTGGAGAATGAGGTCGAGCCAGGGTGGCCCGACGTTCTGGTGCGCGGGGAAAGGGATCTACACATCTGGCTGGAGCTCAAGATCGCTAAGGGGCCAAACGCGAGAATGAAAGTCCGCCCAGAACAGTTGAACTGGATTGAGGCACACGGCGCCGAGGGGGGAATCGCGTGGATATTGGCGCAGAGTGAACTGCACCAGGACTATATGTGGTTGATTCCACACAAGTCGGTCCGCAAATGCGCGAAGTCGGGCTGTCGGGGGCGAATGATGATACCGATCAGCAAGTTTGGCGATTTCCTGCTAAGGAGAATGGGCCATGCCTCCATCAAACTACAACACACGGATCCCACACCTGCTAGCGTCGGCTCCGGACTGGACTTTACGCCGACGCGCGGTATTATCTCGCGAGCCGTTCTGTAGGACGTGTGCTGCCATCGGCTACGAGACTGTCGCCGTCACGGTGGACCACATTATTGCTCGTGCTCACGGGGGGACGCACGAATACGATAACCTACAGCCGCTCTGCAAGCGGTGCCACGACGTGAAATCGGGCAGAGAAAAGGCCGGTCGTCGAGATATGGTGCCTATCACGTCCCTGGATGGTAGCCGACACGGTCACACCCTGGACGTTCCGCCAAAGGACTACGGTCCATCACCACGAGCCAGATTCGTGAGAGGTAAGAAATGAGCCGGGCAGATCAGACGGGGAGCAATGCACCTAATCGCGGGACGATGATTCGTCAATCGCGGTTCGGCACCCCTGCATACGTCACGATGGCGCTGGAGCGGTTTCCGCCCCCGGCGTTCCTGACGCCGACCCAGGTGAACATCTGGACGGCGGCGCTTGGAGACTTCCCGCTGGAGTTCTTCAGGGCAAGACATCTTCCGGTCATGATTCAATATGTCCGGGCCGTTGAGCACATGATGAAGTTCAGCGACGAGTTTGAATCCGACCCGGAGGACATGATCGCCTTCAATCGGTGGACCAAGATGATGACTCTGGTTCGCCAGCTGGAGAGGCAGCTGTCGTTCAGCACGGCCCACCTGATCGATATGGTGATTCGCGCTCGGTCGGAGCTCAAGCTGTCGCAGCAGAACCAGCGCTCGAGGGAGGCCGGGGAGCAGTCGGCCAGTCCGAGGAGGGGCCTGGTCTATGTCGGGCACTAGGATTATCCGCCGGAGCAAGGCGCCGATACCTCCGCCGATCGTTATCAAGCGGAAGATACACAAGGACTCCTTCATTCCTTCCGCTGGTGAGCCGAAGGTGATAAAGTCCGACCTGGGGGGATTTCTGGGATCAGTCCTTCGGCCGATGCAGGGTCGGCTGGAGGGTCCCCGGTCTGACCTCTCGGTGGAGGCGAGTGTCAAGAAGCCTCGGGTCGAGCCGGATATGCCGATCGAGGAGAAGGTGATCGCCTTCATCCAGACGTTGAAGGTCCCGGATGGCCCGGATGCCGGTCAGCTGATCGATCTGCGCGACTGGCAACAGCAGATGATCCGCAACGTCTATCGCCCGACCCGGATCAACGAGCGGAACCAGAAAGTCCGGGCCATCCGTCAGGCCATCTGGACCCTCGCCCGCAAGAACGGGAAGACTTCGCTGGCGGGAGGGCTCATTCTTGCTCACCTGACTGGTCCATGCGCGATCTGGAATGGTCAGCTCTTCAGCGTGGCCTTTGAGGTCGGTCAGGCCGCGCTCGCCTATCGCGTTCTGCAGAGCATGGTGATGCAGGATGCAGATTTGTCGGGCCGCGTGATCCTTACGGACTCCAACAAGAGAGCGACGTGCCGAGAGTCCAACAGCGTCTTCCGCGCACTGTCCAGCGAATCCCGCTCTAAGCACGGCCTGAATCCTCAGTTCGTTCTGTTTGACGAGTTCTCTCAGTTCGGGACGAACCGCGACCTGTTTGACGTCATGACCACATCCATGGGCGCGCAGAAGGAGCCGCTGGCCCTCGTGATCAGCACCCAGGCGCCGGAGGATGCGGCGATCCTCAGTGAACTGATCGACTATGGGCGTCAGGTGAATAGGGGAGAGGTTCAGGACGAGTCCTTCCACCTGACCGAATACTCCGTGCCGCAGGAGTATGACCCGTTTGACGAGAGCAAGTGGCATCTCGCCAACCCCGCTCTCGGGGACTTCCGCAGCATGGATGAGATGCGGCAATACGCGAATCGCGCTCGCCGTCTGCCCACCATGATGAATTCCTTCCGCAACCTATACCTGAACCAGCGAGTCACGCAGCACGCGACGTTCGTGGACGAGGTGACCTGGGCTCGGTGTGCAGGAGAGATTGACTACACCGAGATGGAGGGTCGCTCATGCACGGCAGGGCTGGATCTGTCCTCGAAGGTGGATCTGTCCGCGCTGGTCCTGACGTTCGACCCGATCGAGGAGGGGGGACCCTACATCGTCGTGCCATTCTTCTGGACCCCCCGTGATACGATGGAGGATCGGTCTAAGCGCGACAAGGTCCCCTACGAGCGCTGGGCCGAGCTCGGGTATGTCGAGGCGGTCCCTGGCAACTCTATTGACTTCAGGTTCGTGGCCGCCCGCATCGCGGAGCTCTCGGCCCTCTACAACATTCTCGGCATAGGGTTTGATCGGTGGAGGGCGGACGTCCTGCAGACGTGGTTTGACGAATACGGGGTGGACGTCCCGATGACCCCGATTGGCCAGGGGTATAAGGACGGGACGCTGATGGTCGAGTCCACGGAGAGCGCGCTGCTGAACGTGTCCATTCTTCATGACGATCACCCCGTGCTGAAGTGGAACGCGATGAACACAAAGGTGACTCGGGATCCAGCCGGGAACCGGAAGTATGACAAGTCGTCCCGCACGGCCAGGATTGACGGGTTCGTGGCCATGTCTATGGCGCTGCGGATTAGGGAGATTATGGGCGACGACATGAGCAAAAAGAATCCGATCTCGGTGCTTTAGAGTATTGTCACCGCTAGCTGGATGATGTATCATGGCTATGCCATGAGGATAACGGCAGC